ATTAGGACGTGTATCAGTAGTCATTGGGTTTACGTTGTTGGCTCCAAAGTTACGAAAATAAACAACCTTTTGTCCAATAATTTGCACAAAACCATCACGGAGTCGTCTAACACGAATAGTTGTTGAAGGGATGTGTCCAACATATCCAATCTCACCAGTAACGGTTCTACCTACTTCTAAAAAGCCGTTGCCAGTAGCCTGAAGATCTGTATATACTTTTTCCATGGTTGTTGTAAATGAATCATCATCATTTAATGACTCTATCCATTCACGCATTTCCAACTTCATTCTTTCAATTCTGCGTCGTGCACGTTCTACTGCAGCCTGATCATCACTTGTTTGAAAACGCAACATTGTTCTATCTGTGATGTCAAAATGATAACCAAGACCAACAACATTTTCTACCTTTGCATCAATAGCAGCATGGTTGGCAAAAGATGTATCGTAATAACTTGCCAACTCATACATATTGTATGGAGGAGTGATTACGTCAAATAGTCCATAGCCATTACGATATACCGTTCCAGGATTAATCTGCTTTGATTCTGCACCGTCTCCAGATGGAACTGCGTTTGCAGAGTTTAGGTATTGATTGGATGGCTCTACTGTGTTATATGCGTATGTTACCTTTGAAACATTTCTTGTTGTTCTGCGCTTAAAGTTTTGATCAATTCCAACATAGTCTTTTAGCACAGTCCAATCTTTGCCGAATGGATCTTGTGATTTAAATATATTCTCAGATTCTTCTTGAGTTCTAAGACTTGCTTGAATGTAATCGTAATCTTCGCTCATGATTCGTACGCATCTCTTCCGTGTTTATTAAGTGTGTCCTGTGCGGCTTTCCATGCACCTAAATCGTTTAGTGAAGGAATTAATCCCTGCTTCATTCTATCAAGTTGCTCTGAATATTCTTCTTCGCTGACCCTTGTTAAGCCAGGAACAAAGACTGCTTCACCATCACCCTCATCGCCATAATACTTTGCAGCATCCTTTAATTTGGCAATTTGTGCAATATCTCCACGAGTTGACTCAATGTTTAAGACATTGCCATCTTCGTCTGTAAACCACTTGCCGTTTGACTTCTTGTAAACATACAAACCCCAGTTATATTTCTTTTCAATGACCTGACGACGTACATTTCCTACAATGGGCTTACCAGTTTTTGGACTAATTAATGGATTCATATACTAAAGTATACCAGATTAAACGGGTGTACCCAACCTAATGGTCCATGTTGTGTCATTATAGACCTTAAGTTTCTCTGCATCGAACACCATTCCCTCTTCATCATCAATAATAATCTTATTAGTTCCAATATATGTCTTATAAACATCTGAAGGAAGAACTCCATAAAGGTCTGATGCAGAAATAACAAGAACGCCTTCCCAGTTAAAACTATTAAGCCAGAACTCCCAGTCAAAGTTTGTTATCCCGTCAGTTTTAACCTTAAGCCATGGTCTTAGCAGACTACTTTGAACCTGTTGTAAATTATTAGCCTGGTAGTAGGCAATATTATTAAATACCAGTGGACCAGTTAGATTAATAGATCCCAGGAATAAGTCAAAACTTAGTGCACTGGCAAAAGCAATACCTAGTACTCCCCATTCCTTAATTGTTAATACTGGCTCTCTAACAATTGATCCATTCATAAAATAAGAAATACCATTATAGGTAGAGTTTGTTGCTAGACTTGTAGCATATATTCTTGCTCTAGTTCCTTCTGGATTATCTGCTACCATGTAAAACTTTATAGTATCTGCCTTATATTTTATTTCAAATATTTCTGTTGGTGTAATTGGGAATGCATCTTGATCGTATCTCATCCAAACCTGGGCAGCACTAATGCGATAGTTGTCTGCAATATTTTGATTAATTGGAATAGAGATACCACGACTTACAAGTGGATCAAAACTTCCACGTACTTCTACTCCAGATGTTCTATTTAAATAAAGGTATGGAGTGCTTCCCTTATAAATACTAAATGGGTTTTTAGCCTTATAGTCAAAATATAGTCCAGACCTTGTATATGGAAACATGTCAATACCAAATCTTGTACCGACTGGATTAAATGAGTTATCGTTAAATGCCTGTGATGCAAGTTCTAGTTTTCTTAGATTAATTGGCTTTCTTAATATACCCCGAATATTAAAGTCAAGGTGGTAAACAAGGGCAAGATCATTAAAGTCAACTGTCTTTGTAGGATAGATTAAAGTGTTGTCAACAACTTCAAACTTTGTAGATAGCCAATCTGGATACTGATCCATGTCAATAATGGCATCTTCTTTTGCTGGAAGAACTGTTGAAAAGTCAGTTTGTGGTGCATTGGCACCTGTGGCTATATATTGAAAAGTGATATAACTTCTTATAGACGCATCTTCTGTATCATATTCATAGTATTTTTCTGCTCTTTGTGCCATATCAGCATAATCGTTCCAACCAGTAAATAGATTATTGTCTAGTTGTAAATATGTTCTTTGTACTGGATGGGCAAATTCATCTTTTAATTCTTGATAGGTCCAAGAACTTGTTGTCTCATACTCTTTTAGTTTTGTTGGAGATGGGTACCCAATATTAAATTGCAAGAAATCAAGGTCATAGTATTTATTTCCAACATCGTTTGTAACATACTTTGCAAAATAAGATAATGGCATGTAGTCTTCCCAATATCCAGAAACTCCTATGTCTAAGAAGTAAGACCCATAGGCCTCTTGTGGAAGCAATGTATAACTTGCTGTATGCTCTAGTAATGCTATAGCATTTGCTGACTCTTCTGATCCAGTTGCTAAATAACTATCAACAATTGCTGTTCCATTGTTTTCAAAGTGACTTATTAGTTCTACCGAATTATATGATGTTGCTAAACCAACAGAATAAATGTTTCCAGTAAACTGGTATATGCCCTCTGCTTCTCCACCAACATACATCTGTAAACCATTTTGATTGCCAAAGAAAGAAGCAACGTTTCCTCCAAATGAAGAAACCAATGTTTTGATATCAACTCCTGCTGCAAATTTTTCACCAGAAACGATTGCTCCAGTTGTATAGATTTCTTCTTCAATACCATTAAAAAATAAATAGTAGTGAATCTCATCTAGGTCTTTTCTTATGCTAAAGTAGTTTCCATTAAGAGGGCTATAAATTTTAAAAAGTGTTTCTTCTGTTAAAAGATTTTCTGATGAGAATACACCATATATTGTATGAATTTCATCATTTAAAATATTAAATGTTGGAAAATTAATATAGCAGTTTTGAGAGTTCCAGGTATTATTTGGTCTAAATGTTACAAACTTATAGTCAAGTGGATCTTGTATTAATTTGTTATCTGCATATAAATCTTGCAATGTTTTTGTTCCAAGATTAATGTCTGGCAAAGAATACTGGGGTGTTGTCAAAGAGTCAGAGGTGGTAGTTAAGTTATCAAATGTGCCCTGATCCCATTGTGCAAAATCTGGATAATTATAGTTTGACGTATAATCTGCAAATGGGTAGTCAATAAATGCTGCAGTTCCGCCATATGCTGAATTGATTCCTTCTGGAGAAAGAACTCCTTGTCCATAAACCCATCTACGCTTTGCAATATTTATAGCAACAGAATATGGGTATACAGCAACACAATCAATCTCCACTGGAGTTACATCTTCATAGGCATAAAAACCAAGCCAATCTTGATCGTCTCCAAATTCATCAACCATGTCTGGTAGATTTAACGTATCTGTATTGATTGGTAGGTTTATTACTTCTTCACCATTTAAAAGTACCGTTGCGCTATTTCTAATTATTCTAATATGAATAAGCATTGGTCTAAACCACTCACCAACAAAGTGAGATGCAAACTCTGTTCCTATAACAAGTGTTAAAAATCCTGACTCTACATAAAGTCCATCTGTGGAAGAAATTGGTCCAAAGATTCTTTTTGGTACATATGCGTTTGAGTTAATTCTTGTCCAAAACTCAACAGTATATTCTTTGTACTGTCCCGACTTATTTAAAAATCCTTTTCCTGGAACAATTAGAGACGGTTCGTTGTTTGAGTTAGGTGTAATTCTAGTAATGTTACTTGCACCAAAAACCATTGGCACTCCACTATTTCTAGCAAGAAGTGCACTGTTGTTTACCAGATAGTATCCAACCTCTCCTGCAAGTCCATAGGGATCTGCAGAAATACCTTGAGTTGCGGTAACTGCAATTGTTGAAGGAACTGTAATTGGAGTTACTCCAAGCGATGTTGCACTAAATTCCTCTGACCACTGCCCTAATGTAATTCCATTAATGTAAAAATCATAATCTCCAGCACTGCCGCCAGTTCCATAGGTCAACTTTATAACTATCTGAAAGTCTGTATTTTCATCTACAATATCAAAGGTACCAGAAACAAAACTCCAGGATTGAAAAACGGAAGTTGTAAAATAGTCTAATTCTTCTACAGGCAAAGAAGTGGTTGTGTCAATATATCTAAATCCTATTTCTACAGATTGCAAATATGCACTATCAGAATAAAAATATGAGCCAATAGAAAAAGATCCAAGAGTTGTGTTTAAATCTTGAAAATTAATCAATTCTGGACTTATTAAGGTAACTGTTTCTGTTGCACCAGATGGGACATCTCCCTGAACAAGAGTTGTATAACTATCTGGAAATGGCTCTCCAGTAACTCCAGCAGCAGATGTTACAGATGCATTGGTTACAGTCCAGCCAGAAGATATATTTCTTTGCTGTTCTGTAATAAGAGTGATATAGTCAGCCTGATCATCCAAAGCCCAAAGAATAGTTGGGTGCTCAGAATAAATCTTTTCTGCATATAAATTAGACGGCTGGGACATGTTACTCCTTAGCCTTTATTATAGCATTTTAGAGTTTTATTTCGCACACATCTGTGGTGCAATATGCCTCGCCCATAGCCTCAAGGTTATCAACACCATCATAAATTGCATCCCAATTAATCTTCTTGATTTGACCAAGATGTGCCTCATACTCGTCTTTTGTAATTTGAGTATATGGTTGTTGAGGATAGGTGTCATTTCCCATTGGCAAAAATGATACCGCCTTGAGTTGCCCCTCATACATATGAAGTGCTGGGGCAACATGCTTTGCCTCTGTT